AAGCAGCTTATACCGTTACCGTTGTCAGCAGCGCACATGGTCTAAAAGTTGGGCAGCAAATAGGCATTACCTTTGCCTCTAGTGGTGGTGTTTCTGCTACAAACGGCAACTATACAATTGCTACGGTTGCAGATGCTAATACTTTTACCATTACCGACATTAACAGCAGGAGTATTTCTGCCAGCGTAGCCTGTACTTTTACTACGGGTCGCTGGATGACCTCTGTTGATACCGCAGCCCTTACTACGTCTGGTGTACCCCAGAACCAAGCCGTACTGATTCCGGGCGAGGGTATTGTTGCCTACACAGGCATATATATTTTGATGTCAAACCAAACTGGCGTAACTATTTTCTACGGGTGATTTATGCTAAAAAAAGGTTTTGACCTAGCTGGCAAGAAGTTAATGATTGGTCTTCCCGCCTACGATCATAAAGTCGGTGTGAAGATGGCAATATCGTTGATGCAACTTGGTCAAAAGCTAATGGAACATGGGATAGACGTACAGGTTAATAGCCTGTGCGGTTGTTCTGTTGTCTCCCGCGCACGAAACATCATCGCCCATCAGTTCCTGAAGTCTGACTGCGATCATCTGATGTTCATTGATGCAGACATGACCTTCGCGGCGGATGACATTATCCGCTTGATGTGCTGGAATCAGGACAAAGCTATTGTTGCTGGCGCGTATGAAGCCCGTAAAGAGGGCAAGGTCTACATCGTGTCCTTGGATGGTGGGCATGGTGTAAACGGGCCGCAGGGCAAAGTAACGATGGATGAAGCTGGTTTGGTCAGGGCGTACCGTGTGGCAACTGGCTTCATGATGATTCAGCGGCGCGTGTTTGAAGTATTGAAAGCAGCCCACCCTGAGTGGGAGCATAAAGACACGAATACTGAAGAGCGGATGTACGCCTACTTTGACTTCAAATGCACCCCTGAAGGTTACATTGGTGAGGACTTCCTCTTCTGTGATCGTGCGCGGGAGCAGGGCTTGGACATCTGGCTCGACCCTACGATCAAGCTAGGTCACATGGGTATCCATGAGTTCAAGAGTGACTTTGGTAAAGACGTGCTGTACCCGTCCATGATGGCAGCACAAACTCTGAGTACCGCAGCATGAGCGCGGCTTGGACGCGCAAGGAAGGAAAAAATCCAAAAGGCGGACTGAATGCCAAGGGCAGGGCTTCCTACAACGCTGCTAACCCCGGCAAACCCGGACTAAAACCTCCTGCTCCAAACCCCAAAACCCCAAAAGACGCTGGTAGGAAAAAGTCTTTTTGCGCCAGAATGACGGGGATGCCGGGGCCAATGAAGAAGCCAAATGGCGAACCAACACGCAAAGCGTTGTCCCTAAGAGCATGGAAGTGCTAGGAGATTGATATGGCTGATACTAAGGAAACAAAAAAATATCAAGATAGCCCTGATTACAGCGGCTATGAAGATTACAGCCCAGAAGGAAGAATGGCTATTTCTGCCTATAATAAAGCAGCAGAAAATTCCAAATATGCAGATCAGTATGAGGTTGAAGGAAGTCCATCACGTTCAAAATCTGGCGTAGAAGCTGCAAAAAAAGTTATTAAAGAAACCCGTCCTGTTGGCATGGAAAAACGCAATATTTTTGCCAAACGTGCTGTAGAAGGGAAAAAACAAGGCGGTTCTATCCGTGGTGGTGGTTGCGAAACCAAGGGCAAAACCAAGGGTAGGATGATCTAATGCCTTCCTCCACTAAAAAACAACGTAACTTCATGGCGGCTATAGCCCATAACCCCGCTTTCGCTAAGAAAGTTGGGATACCTCAGTCTGTGGGTAAAGACTTTAACGAAGCAGATAAAGGCAGGAAGTTTGGTAGGGGTGGGAAGATCAATATTCAAGATACGCAGCACGGCAAGTTAGATATGCCGTTTAAACAACTTAATCGTTTATCTGGAATGAAAGGTGGTGGTTCCGTGAAAGAATCTAAAGCGATGGTAGCTAAAGAGATGATGTTTATGAAGAAGAAGGGCGCTCCTGCATCTATGATAAAACATGAAAAAGCCGAAGAGGGCATGAACATGGGCGGTATGTCTAAATATGCCAAAGGTGGCGGTATTGAGTCCCGTGGCAAAACCAAAGGCACTGTCATCAAAATGGCTAAAAAGGGGCGGGGGGTGGTTTCGCCCCCCCCCGCCGCGGGGGGGGTGT